GAGGTTGATACCTGCATCATCTGTCTCTACGTTAATAGGAGCAGATGCTGTACCTAAAGCTGTATTAGTAGTTGTTAAACCACCTGATAAACTTGCATCATCAGCACCTGCAAGACCTGCACCGTCTGATAAAGCTTGTAGTACGTTTGCATCGTATTTTCTCTTCAAAGAAAAAGCACCTGATGAGGTAGCTAATGCTTCAAAGTTAACATGAGAATGTCTCTCCTCGATGTCATCAATTTTAAATGCAAATGCGTTAGCTTGGTCTACGGTCAATGTAATTTGATCGTCTGCCAAGTTTTGTGTGTTCACCACAGAACCTCTAGTATAACTTGATACAGTTATTGTAGGTTCTTTGATGATATTTACAGTGTCACCAAAGTTTTCAATTTCCCCAGTGTAATCAGTATTAGTAATATCTTCTGCAACCGAAGCACGTCTAAAGAACTTGAGAACTTTTTGGCTAAAAATTTGCGGAGCAAAATTACCCGAAGGTAAGTTACCGTAACCCGCAGCAGTTCCGAAAGCCATTTTTCTCTCTCCTTATTTGAGGTTTAGCTGTTCATATCTATTCGCCCCTCCTGCCTTGCTAAGTCTATTTCGGCTTCCACCTTTTCAAACTCCCAAGGTTTTAAACGGGCGATGTCAGAACCCTTCCAGACTTTTTTATTTGAACCTTCTTTTGTTGCAACATCTTTTGGTTGTTGTCTAGTAACCGATGCAGCAGGGTCAGAAGCTTCTTTTGATCTAGTTGGTTTCTTTGTGGAGATTCCCATCTCCGATTTATAAAGAGATATAATTTTACCTGCCCATTTAGCGTCAGTATTATTTTTATAAATACCATCACTTAATTGTTCAGGTTGATCATCTAACCAACCAAGAAATTTTTCGTCAGTTTTTAAACTGTTAAAATCAGGGTGCAATCGAAGAAGTTCTTCAGTTGCTTTTTCTTTTTCAAGATTTTTTTCCCGTTTTTTTACAGAGTCTATCTCCTCACGAAGTTTTGCAACTTGAGATTGAGTTTGCAATCCTGATACTGTTTCAACTACTTCAAAAACATCGGGGTATCTTTCTTTAAATTCCTCTAGTTCTTCAAGTGTTTTTGGCGGCTTTGTGCCTATTGGCATTTCATACGCACGTTTTTTAACAGTTTCTAATTGACTTTGAAATTCTTCACGTTCACTTTTAAACTCATTAAGTTTTGTGTCATAATGTTTTTTAAGGTCATCATAACGTTTTTTGTAATCGTGATCTTCTTCTTTTGTCTTTTTTTCTGCAAAACTATTATCACTCTGTTGAGTAGCCACTTGATTAGAAGTGGGGTCAATTTGAGCTTCGTCTTGTTGTTGCTCTTGGTTTCCTTCATCCTCTTCATCTTTGTAAACATCATCTCGATATTTACCCCTATAAAGATTTTGATTATCTAAGACTCCTTTAGAGTCGTTTGGTTTGTTGGCTCTTACACCTCTTACTTGTTTTGCCATAGTTTTATACCTCATTTATTGCAGTGCCACATGGCAGTGGGTAGCTGCTTCGGTTTTGGTCAGTGCCACTAAAACGTGGGTAGCTGACTAAATTCCTAATTTCTCTATACGATTTCCTTTTTTATCGTAATTTGGAATTATAAATCCTGTATTTTTTTCTTCAAAATCATCAACTGGTTTTAATTTTGGTTTTAAAATTTCTTTATTAACATTTGGTTGAATACCCATTTGTTTTTCATTTTGTATTTGTTGTAACGCTTTTTTAAATTTTTTAACGTAATTTGATCTTTGTTCAGACGGGGTATTACTGTAGTATGATGCTATACTTTTTTCTAAAGATTTACCTTTTGTTAATTTGCTTTGAAAAAACAAGTTAGCAAAAGTGTTATAATGTTTTTCATGTTCAGAAATTGGTATTAAACCTTCACCATCATTGCCTAACCTTTGTATGTATTCTTCTGCAGATATTCCGTATTCTTGAGCTTTATTTTTAACTGGTATTTTTTTTCTGTTATTTTTAGGCCCTGTATAAACAAATTCATTTCCAGTTTGTTCAAGATTTACTCTTTGTTTACCAAAATCTATAAATTTTTCTGCGTACGCTATTTGTTCAGGTTCAAGAGTTTTTCTGTTATCTTTTAAAACTTGTTGCATGGCTGTATAGGTCATTTGACGTAGTCCAAATGCAGATGACCCTTCAGGTCCTTTAACTGTAACTTCAGTATATCTATATGGATTATTTTGATATTTTTTTCTTATTTGAGTGCTTGTTTTTACATCCCCTGTTTCCACTCTTTCAAGTGCTTTTATAAGTGTTAAATAATCAACGCCAAAGAATTGTCTGGAAACAGGCAATAAAGGTTGTTCTTTTTCTTTTTTCTTTCTTTTTATAAATGCTTCGTAAGCTTTTTTTCGTCTGGGAGACATTTTATAAGGGTCTGGTTCATTTTCATACATCCCAAATATCCCAAGAGCTTTTAAAATATCTTCTATTCCAAACCCTGCTTTAACTACCTGCTCCCCTTGTGCTTTTTTAACTCTTGTACCTAAGTACGCACCTTGAGATGCTTCTGTTTGTCTTTGAATTTCTTGGGTACGTTTTTTACCACGATTATTTATTTTTTCTAATCTATCGTACCCTATTTCTTTTGCAATTAATTTTGGAATATAAACTTCATTTTGGGAAACAAGTAATTTTACCTTGTCTCTTATATTTATTTTAGGGTTTCCAAAACTAATGTCAACCCCTCTTTCTTGTAAATTTGTAATTGCTTTACCAATCATATTTTGCAAGTCTTGTTTACCTGCAAACTCTGCCGCCGCTGCGTTGATAATAAAATCACCATCTTCTGCATCCATCGGCTTGTTGTCAGCAACAGTTTGTTGTGGAGGAACATTTGGTTTGTGTCCACCTATGTATTGTGGGGGTCTAACTACGTTTGGGTTATTCATAATTAAGTCACATCACCAAAATCTTCATACCCTGAAGGAGATTCATAATCATCAAAACTATCCCCCTCATCATCATCAGAATCTTGAAAGAAAGGGTCTGGCAGTGAAGCAAATTCAGCAACTTTTTGTCTATTTTCTGGTTTCGTTATTGTTGTATATACCGTACCTGCAGGTTGGTTACCATACCCACTAGTTTGAAACGTTTTACCTGCAGCTAAATCTGCCCCTCCTCCTACTAAATTTGAAGCTACAGGAGACAGTACATCTGGTAATCGTGTTCTTGTTACTCTAGCTGTTGTAGGAGTTGTAATTGGAGGAAGATTTCGTATATTTAAATCCCCTTCACTGTAAACATCAGAGTCAAATCTTTCACTAAATCTGTAACCACCTAATTTGTCTGTTCCAGTAAGATTTCGTGGAGTATTAAAGTTTATAGCAGCTTCTCTATCTAAATAATTTACACCACCCCTATAACCAATCTCTCTACCTAAATTTCTTTGAATCGTGTCTTCTGTTATAGGAATATCTTCATAATCAATTTCTGATTCGTACAATCCTGTTCGTGGGTTGTATAAATCCATTGGTCTACCTGTATTAGATCTTGATATATAAGCTTCATCTGCACTATATGCAGGAAAAATAACATCTGCATCTCTAAATTCACCCGAACCGATTGTAGGTGTTGTTTTAATTTTAATAGCATCCTCATCTACAGGTCTAGGTTTAGGTGTTAATATTTGTGATTGAATACGATTCATAATTTTTTTACCTTCTTCTATTGATGTGCCTGAACTCGTAAACATAGTTCTTCCTTTTCGCACTTCATCCACCCACTGTTTTGCTAAATCTCTGTTGCCACCAAATTCTTTATCAGCTAATTGTTGTAGTCCTTTCATAGAGCCGTAGTATGATGTTTGACCATTTGGATCTACAAATGAACCGTCTGCTCTATAACCTCCTTCACCACCAACGCCAAATCCTTCTTCATTAGAAATACCAAATGAACTTGGTAAAAACCCTTTTTGTATTGCTTCCAAATTTAAAACTTGTTGATTAGTTATCCCCATTGGTAATGTTCCAATATAATTTCCATTTCCGGGGCGTCTTACTAAATACGTTCCATCTACACGAATTGCATACCCCGTATCTTGACCTGCTTGTCCTGCAACTTCTTTTCTTTGGGGATGATCTGCGGGTAAATCTGATATATTAAAAGCTCCTAGAGCCGCTTGAACTTCTTTTGAAGCTGCCATTTTTTCACTCATCGCTAAATTGCCTATTGGGGTAAACATACCTCCCCCAACGTTTTCAGTACCCCAAGGAGTTTCGTAGTCTTTCCCAAACAATGCTGAACCCACCAATGCACCCGGAAATCCTGCAGTTGAGAGTCCACCAGTTGTTACTAATAAATTTCGTTTAAAATCAGATTTATCTCCAATACCTTTACTTTTTTTGTAATCATCCCATGATTTAGCAGATAAATCCATACTTTGTAAATCTACAGCACTTACTTTTGTATCGTAGTAATTGCCCATAGCTTGCAATGATCCATCTGGTTTTGTTCCAAGTTGAGTAGAAAGAAGATTTATTGTATCAGAGTCACCTTGACTTACCCCTGTTGCACTTAAAACTGTGGCTACTTCTTGTTTTTTATCATCATCTTTGTCATCATCATCATCTCTTACAGTCGATTTAATTCCTGTAGTTCCTAAATAATCTTTGTAAAAATCAGGTCTACCAAGTACGTATTCTTCAGGAGCATAAGATCTTCCCGGAATAAATCCTGTGTCTATAATTTC